TGAAAATGAACGGTTTGCGGACAACGTGGTGATCGGCGGTCTGATGCTTTGCAAGGCCCCGGTGGAGCTTGTCGAGGATCGCACTGATTACTTCAACCAGCAGTCGAAGGCTCAGATGCAATCTGTGGACAACAACTTCATGAGAGAAAATGACCCGCGTATGCCTCTCTTCAGTGAGCGGAAGACGAAGGTCACTTTTGGTTCTGGGTCTTGATACTTTCTAGGAGCTTAAAATGGCTTATCCGACTGTAAGTGGGCCGTACGGCCTAGTTCCGGTCAAGCTCGTCAGCGGCACGCCCTTCGCAGGTGTGACCCGCCAGTACAAGATTGCTTCTGGCTATGCCACGAGCATCTTCGCTGGTGACGCTGTAAAGCTTGTGACCGGTGGTACTGTTGAGCGTGATACGTTCGACGCTGCTATGACGCCGATTGGCGTGTTCATGGGCTGCTCGTACACCGACGCCACCCTCGGCAAGGTGTTCCGGCAATACTTCCCCGCTAGCACGGCTGCTGACGACATCATGGCTTACGTCGTTGATGCAACCGACGTGCTGTTCAAAGCGGCTGTTGTGTCCTCGGGCACGACCATTGGTGACTTGGCACTGACCGATCTCGGCGCCAACGTTGCTGGTGTGGACAACACCGGTGATACCGCTTCGGGTAACTCCCGTTGCGCGATCAGCGACACGTCCGCAACCACCAACACTCTGCCTTTCCGCATCGTGGGTCTCGTCGAAGAGACCAAGAACGCTTCCGGTGGTTACACCGAGGCGTACGTCAAGTGGAACGCAGGTCACCAGCTCTCTAACACGACCGGCGTCTAAGGAGTGATGTAAATGGCTATTTCACGCGCCCAACTACTGAAGGAACTCCTGCCGGGGCTTAACGCTCTGTTTGGCATGGAGTACGCCAAGTATGGCGAAGAGCACGCCGAAATCTTCGAAACCGAGTCCTCGGACCGTTCCTTCGAAGAAGAGGTGAAGCTGTCCGGCTTCTCGGCAGCGCCTGTCAAGAACGAAGGTGCCGCCATCGAGTACGACAGTGCTCAAGAAGCATGGACCGCCCGCTATACGCACGAGACCATTGCCATGGGCTTCTCCATCACGGAAGAAGCAATGGAAGACAACCTGTACGACTCCCTGTCTTCCCGTTACACCAAGGCACTGGCCCGCGCTATGGCGTACACCAAGCAGGTCAAGGCTGCTGCCATCCTGAACAACGCGTTCGCGGCTGGCACCACCTACGGCGACGGCAAGACGCTGTGCGCCACCGACCACCCCTTGGTCTCCGGCGGTACCAACTCCAACCGGCCTGCAGTGGCTGCTGACCTCAACGAGACTTCTCTTGAGGCCGCTGTCATTCAGATCGCTGGCTGGACCGACGAGCGTGGCCTGCTGATCGCTGCCAAGCCCCGTAAGCTCATCGTGCCCCCGGCACTCCAGTTCGTGGCTACCCGCCTGCTGGATACCGAAGGTCGCGTTGGCACGGCTGACAACGATCTCAACGCGCTGCGGAACAACGGTTCCATCCCTGAGGGTTACAGTGTTAACCACTACCTCACGGACACGAACGCGTGGTTCCTCATGACCGATGTCCCGAACGGCCTGAAGCACTTCGTGCGGACCCCCATGGCAACGTCCATGGACGCCGACTTCGACACCGGCAACGCCCGTTACAAGGCTCGCGAGCGCTACTCCTTCGGCGTCTCCGACCCGCTGGGCATCTTCGGTTCGCCCGGCGCAAGCTAAGCGAAACCGAGCAGTACCTAGGGGGCCTTCGGGCCCCCTTTTTATTATTTGCAGTAACATGTTGTGAGGTGTATAAAAGAGCTTAATCCCTGACAGGCTCACCTGAGTCTGACCCTAGCCACGACAGGAGATTCCCATGGCTAACACTACGTTCCAAGGTCCCGTCCGTTCCGAGAACGGTTTTAAGGACATCACCAAGGCTGCAAACACCGGCGTTGTGACGGAGAACATCTCTATCACCCACGACGGCACCAACAGCGTGGTCATCTTCACTGACCTGCCGACCTCTGATCCGTCCGTGGCCGGTCAACTCTGGAGCGACTCCGGCGTGCTGACGGTCTCCGCTGGCTAAGGAGCTACCCCATGTCTAATTCAGACGTACGCGCCAAACGAGTTACCGCTGCCGCCTCTCTCGCAGTAGGCCCAGCACGTATTCGTCAGGTGCAGGTGCTGACAGGGGCGGGGGCAGGACGCTTGACCATCACTGATGGTGACGGAGGTTCGACTGTTTTGGACCTCGATTTTCTTGCGTCTGACTCTCACTCTGTGAACATCCCCGACTGGGGCATACGTTGTGAGACTGATGTGTTCATCACTGCGATGACTAACATCACGGCCATGACGGTGTTCTACAGCTAATGCGCACGGACTACAAAAGGGGTGGCTCTGTAAAGAAAAGCCCCGCGTGGACGCGCAAAGAGGGTAAGAACCCGAAAGGGGGCCTCAACGCCAAGGGTCGTGCCTCTGCTAAACGGCAAGGTATGAACCTGAAGCCCCCGGCGCCGAACCCGAAGACGAAGAAAGACGCAGGACGCCGTAAGTCATTCTGTGCCCGGATGTCTGGCATGAAGAAGAAGCTTACGAGTGAGAAGACGAAGAATGATCCGAACAGCCGGATCAACAAGTCGTTAAGGGCTTGGAACTGCTAAATGCCATCGACAAGCGACAAGCAAAAGCGTTTGATGGCCGCAGTTGCCAATAACCCGAAGTTTGCTAAAGAAGTCGGCATCCCACAATCCGTGGGTAAAGAGTTTGAGCGCGAGGACAAAAAGATGGCTAACTGCGGAACGAAACGTAAGCCTACGGCAATGAATAAAGGCGGCATGATGAAGTACGCAAGGGGCGGCTCCGTCAAGCCTAAGGGCACCGGTTGCTGCAAGAAGGGCATGAAGCCCTGCAAAATTTGTTAAGGAGAGCCTCCATGCCTCGTAGCGTAGCAGGACCTAACACGTCGCGAGTTCAGCGGAAGATGATGAAGCGGACGCGGAGCCAGACCCCGCCCTCCGCCGTATCTAAAGCTGAGGTCGAGCGTCGCAGGAAAAACCCGAATCTGCGTGACGAGCAGATCGACATTGGGCGCCGCACTAACACCAACATTGCTCGCCGCCGCCAACGTGAGCTTGCCAAAGCGGGCGTTAAAGACCTTGCTGCACAACGTGCGGGCCGTAAGGCTGGTGAAGAGGCGATGAAGCGTATAGGTCGTGGTGCGCTCAAGGGTCTCGGACGTTTGTCTGGCGTACTCGGCGCTACGGAGCTAGGTGCGGAAGCGGTTAAGTCCGTTGTCGAGCCTCGCGCAGAAGCCGCGAGAGCCGCCCGTAAGAGCTACAACGAGCGCGCCAGCACCGACCGAGATACCGCAGCTCGTGGGGTCCGTGAGGCCATGTCCGGTGACCGTATGCGCCGCCTGCAAGGCGAAGGCATGAAGAAAGGTGGTACCGTCCGTGGCTGTGGTCGCGCTGCACGGGGTCACGGTAAGGCCCGTATGATTAAGATGAAGGGTGCGTAATGCGCTGCTATTACAAGAAAGGCGGAACGGTGAAGGACGCGTGCTACCGCAAGGTGAAGCGGCAGTATAAGGTCTTCCCGTCCGCCTACGCATCGGGCGCCATCGCCAAGTGCCGGAAGAAAGCTAGTGGCGGTTGGTAAGACAGCTAAGGGCGCCGCCCTCAAGCGCTGGTTCAAAGAGGACTGGAAGGATGTCCGAACCGGTAAAGAGTGCGGTCGCCAGAAGGGCGAGAAGCGCGGGACTCCGTACTGCCGCCCGAGCAAACGCGTGTCGTCAAAGACGCCCAAAACGGCCTCTGAGATGACGGCTGCTGAGAAGAAGAGCAGGGTGTCGCAGAAGAAGAGTCTCGGCCAGCCAGCAGGCAAACCCCGCCGTGTGAAGCCTCTGAAGAGGAAGAAGTAAATGGCTACGTCCGGTACAACAGCGTTCAACATGGACTTCACGGAGATCGCCGAGGAAGCATGGGAGCGTGCCGGACGGGAAATGCGTTCTGGTTACGACCTGCGTACTGCTCGTCGCTCCATGAACCTCATGACCATCGAGTGGCAGAACCGGGGCCTAAACCTCTGGACCATCGACGAGGGCACGGTAAGCCTCGTTAGCGGGACTGCCCAGTACAGCCTCCCCGCCGATACCGTTGACCTACTGGAGCAAGTGATCCGTACGGGAAGTGGTACGACGCAGCAGGACCTGACCATTAACCGGATCAGCGTCAGCACCTACGCCTCCATCCCGAACAAGAATGTTACGGGGCGCCCGATTCAGTTTTGGATTGAGCGGCTTGAAGACGCACCGCGCATTAATGTGTGGCCGGTGCCGGACAGCAACAACTACACCTTCAAATACTGGCGGATGCGCCGCATCGAGGACGCAGGCCGAGGCGTGCAGACGCCGGATATGCCCTTCCGGTTCCTCCCCTGCTTGGTGGCAGGGCTGGCGTACCATATCGCTATGAAGGTGCCGGAGCTGCAGCCGCGTATCCCGATCCTGAAGGCTATGTACGAGGAAGAGTTTGACCGCGCCGCAAGCGAAGATCGGGTGAAGCCCGCTTTGTGCCGCGCATAGGACGCATCTAATGGGTAACCGGTTCGCTTCTAGCCAGCGGGCCCTCGGTATCTGCGATGTCTGCGGCTTTCAGTACAAGCTGCGCGAGCTACGGAACGTCTTCGTAAAGCGCCGCGATACGAACATTAAGGCTTGTCCTGAGTGCTGGGACCCGGATCAGCCGCAGTTGCAGTTGGGCGAGTACCCGGTGGATGACCCGCAGGCTATCCGTAACCCGCGCCCAGACAGTGCTGAATACGCGCAGAGCCGCGCTATTATTGTCCCGTTACAGCCCGCGCCTTGTGCGGGGTTTGTTGGTACAGTGACCGTCACAACGAGTTAGGAGTAGGTCATGAAAGTTAAAGACACCGGCAAGATCAAGAAAGTTCCGAGCCCGAAGATCAACCAGCCGATCAATATGAAAACGTCTGGGATCAAGATTCGTGGTACGGGCGCAGCTACCAAGGGCACCATGGCCCGTGGGCCGATGGCATAGGGCGTAAGTCATGAACTACACCGAGCTGAAGACTAACATTCAGGACATCTGTGAAACGACTTTCACGGACGCTCAGCTCGCTATGTTCACGGAGCAGGCTGAGCAGAAGATTTATAACGCTGTTCAGATTCCTGCTCTGCGTCGTAACGCCACGAGTAACTTCACGGTGGGCAATCAGTATCTGGCGCTGCCCTCGGACTTCCTCTACGCCTACAGTCTGGCGGCGGTGGATGGCTCTGGGGACTACCAGTACCTGCTGAACAAGGACGTGAACTTCATTCGTGAGGCTTACCCGGCGTCCTCAGGTACGGGCCTGCCCCAGCACTATGCGTTCTTTGATGACGACTTCTTTATCGTAGGCCCGACGCCTGACTCCACTTATACGGTCGAGCTGCATTACGGCTACTACCCTGAATCCATCGTGACGGCGGGTACGACGTGGCTAGGCGATGAGTTTGATTCTGCACTACTTAATGGTGCCCTTGTCGAAGCTGCTCGCTTTATGAAGGCTGAGCCGGATATTGTGCAGAATTACGAGAAGCTGTATGTCCAAGCTATTGGGCTCTTGAAAATGCTCGGAGATGGTAAGCTTCGTGAAGACGCCTATCGTTCTGGGCAGTACAGGATGCCGGTGAGTTAATGTTTAGCGTAGATGTTTCGGTCTCCTCCGAACCTATCGTCACCGTACACACGACGAATAATCGGGGGTTCA